GACGAGGAAGATGTACCCTATTGCCGTGATGGAACTGACCCGACCCGACCACACTGTGATTTGCCCACAGGCATACCTGCCAAAGGTCGTCGCCCGATACAACGTAGACTCTCCGCAGGGACAGCACCTGCACTACGTAGCGGGGGCACTCGAAGTCCCGTTGTGGATCGTGGTGTTCGAGTTGGAAGGAGGTCCACCGACAAATCAACTCGCCGCAATGGACGTTAGTATCGGCAACAGGTTCTGGATCTACAACGCTACGAGCGGGGGAGGGTGGTATCGGTTGGACCGAGCGACCTACCGCGAGTGGATGCTGCGCGACTGCCCGATGGAAATAGCGGAGCACAGGCGCGTAGCATGACCACCAAAGACGGCATAGATGTCCACTGCGCGCACGACGAGATCGTCCAGACAAACTCGCTCAAGCCGCGACCGAACAACCCGAATATGCACCCGCAGGATCAGATCGAGTTGCTCGCGAAGATCATTAGCGTCACGGGATGGCGAATGCCGATTGTGGTGTCCACTCGAAGCGGATTGATGACAAAGGGGCACGGTCGTCTTCTCGCGGCGAAGCACATGAAGTGGAGCGAGGTTCCAGTCGATAGGCAAGATTACGCCAGCGACGAACTAGAGTTTGCCGATGTTCTCGCCGACAACCAGATAGCAGAATTGTCATCACTGGACCTGACCCTGGCAAAGGATATGATCGAGTTGGTGGACACGGGCGCGGTCGATCTCCAGCTTACTGGATTCGATACTGAAACCCTCCACGCTCTCATGGCGAGCACCTCTCCACCACCACCACCAGACCCAGAGGACGAGGAACCCGATGTAAAGGCGTTTCGCATCCTGTGCCGAAACGATGAGCAGATGAACGAGGTGAAGAAGATATTTGGTGCGTCTGGGACGAAGATCGAGTGCGACCTCGCGATTGACACGCTAAGACTGTTGCAGTGATTTATTAAAAACTAATTCGTCGAACACCCTGCACGTGATAGATGGCATGGCATGGAAAAAAAAGAAGACCTCGTCGATTCTAGGGCCGTTCTCGACGCTCTTGGGATTAAGACAAAAAGCACCCTATCGCGACATATCAAGAGGGGACTGCCTGTCGCGGCGCGAAAACCGCACGCGGGGCACCACAAGAACCTGTTTGATCTCGATGCGGTGCGGAAGTGGTACGCCGAGAACGTCCGAGCGGATTCTGCAAAACTTGCCCATATTGGAAGCAAGAAGGAGAGTGAGGGAAAACCTGATCCCGTTCCCACGAAACCAACCGAGTCGCCCCACACTTGGTCTATGGCACTCGAAAGGTGTCGCACGGCAGAAAGGTTCGTCCACAACGAATGGGTCAAGGCAGTCAACCAGCAGGATGATGCCCGTGCCGCATCAATGTACAGGACGTGGGAGAAGGCAATGGACACCCTGCGCCGAGTCGAGAAAGACTCCGCGCTCATCGAAAAGCAGCGTGGCGAGGTCGTTTCCCTCAAGGAGGCTGAACGGATCTACATGCTTGCCCACGGTGCCGTTGAGGGGGAACTCCGATCTTTTGCAAAGCGACTTGGGCCTGCCGTGGCATCGAAGCGATCCAAAGCAGAATGCGTCAAGGTCATCGACATCGAGGTTGACAGGGTGCTGCGACACATTGTCGGCGCATTGCGGACACTGAAGGAGGCAGGGTGATGTTGCGTAAACCATCTAAGGCTAGACACAAGGGAAGCGACTTGAGCGCGAGCACGGGGCATCTGATTGCGACGGAGGGGGTGGGTCTCGCTGGTGCTCCCGATTGTCCGAGGTGCAAGAATGGAACACTCATGGGACTGGACAAGCTGAACATGCACTGCATCGACTGCGGTCAGAGGTACACGAAGACGCTGCTGACGAAACTTGGCCTGATCAGCGGGGTGCGATGATCAGCATCAACATAGAGACCCCGTACATCCAGCCGCCGAGATTGCCCCTCTGGGAGTGGGTTGAGCAGAACATCGTGCTCTCCCTGCGGCAACCAGTGGCACGCGGATCATACGGTTACTACCGCACCGACATGGTGCCTTACGCACGCGGCATCTTCGATGCCCTGGAAGACCCGTCACTCACACGGGTGACAGTCGTCAAGGGTGCCCAGCTTGGTCTGACCCTGCTTGGGTACTGCTGGGTGTGCTATTGCATATCCCAAGATCCTGATCCAGTCCTGATCGTCATGCCGAATGCCGACATAGCACGCTCAAAAAGCCAACAGAACATGATGCCGCTTATCGAGGACTCGCCGACCGTGGCAGCGCAGTTGACAACCGACCCCGACGACTTCAAGAAAAGCGAGTACATCCTGCGCCGTTGTGCAGTCAACTGGATCGGCGCGAACTCTCCAGCAAACCTTGCGTCGCGAGCATCGCGCTATCTACTTCTGGATGAGACCGAAAAGTATCCTGTCAACGTGAAGGATGAAGCGGGTGCCGTCTGGTTGGCCCTGGAGCGAGCGAAGACGTTCGAGGACTTTATGAAGGTGCTCGAAACCTCCACCCCCGTTGCGGAGCACGGACATATCTCGCAGAGTTACCTCGAAGGGGACCGTCGCCAGTACAATGTGCCGTGTGCTCGCTGCGGCAAACCGTTTGTGATCGACTTCAAGCGTGACTTCAAGTTCAACACCAAAGTCAAGAGCAAGCGGGTCGATGAGATCGCTCGCGATGCCTTTATCGAGTGCCCGTCGTGCAACAAGAAACTCAACGACGACGACAAGGAAAGAATGGTTGACGACGGCAAGTGGGTTGCCGAGGCAAAGACAATAGACCCGAAACACGCGACCTTCAAGCTGCCGTCATGGTATGCCAAGTGGGTGACGATCGCACAGGTCGTGCAGAACTTCTTGCAGTCGAAGGACGATCCGTCCCGACTTCAAAACTTTGTCAACTCGACTTGCGGGGACTGGTGGCGAGAACCACCGAAGAAAGAGATTTCGCTCGCAGCGATCAGGGACAGACAGACCAAGCACGTCTACGCGCAGGGGGTTGTGCCTACTTCCGACGACTGCGTATTGTTGGGCACAACAGATATACAGCAGTCGCATCTGGTCTTCCACGTCTACGCATTGACGCTTCGGGCGCACTACCTTATCGACAACGGATACCTCGCGGTGATAGACGACATCGACGAGCAACTTATGCAGCGAAGCTACATCGACGACGCTGGTCGCGAACTGTTCGTGACGAAAGTGCTGCTTGACACTGGATATGACACGATGAAGGCATACGAGTACGCTCTCAGGCATCCATACATCATGCCGATCAAGGGTGAGAAGGGCAGTAAGACACGGCAGACGAAACCCGTCGCTCCGTCTCGCATCGAGAGTTTTCCGAACGGGAAACTATTCGGCGGGAAGCGTTCACTGACCCTCTTCCATATCCACCCGCACTTTTTTAAGGACCAACTCAGTTCTGCGATCAACTCAAGCGGCGAGGTAGGGATATTCTTTCACAAGGGGATCGACAGTGAGTTTATGAAGCAGATGACTGGCGAGGTGCTCAAGGAAACGAAACCAGACAAATACGGCAAGACCGAGTTGTACTGGGAGGTCGTGCGCCGACCGCAGGACGACTTCGACTGTGGGCAGTATTCATTCGCCGCACGACATCTCGCCCAGAACACCCTGATGAAGCTGGACCGGATGACCACGAAACGCCGCGAACTTGATTTGCAGGAAAAAGCAGGAAACGATACTCCCTCAACCGAGGAAACCCCAGAGGCACAGGCAGCAGGCATCGGCATAATGGACGACCTTTCTGTCGATCCCGAATCTGTGTCCCTGACATAACAAAGGAAAAACTCATGCCACCGAAGAAGGACAAAAAGAAAGCTACGGACGAAAAGAAAGCTACGGGCAAAAAGGAAACACCGACAACACCATCCACGGAGCCGCCACCCGCAGCGAAAAAACGTCCCGCGTCGAAGACGCTGAACGGACGGGTGACAAGCGTCGCGAACGTCGGAACGGGTGACCAGCGGACACGTGTCGCCACGGTGCATAGCATGGACAATCCGTCGCTGGGCGCGCTGAAAATGCCGTTGCCGCAGGCAGTCGTGGGGCAAGCGGTCACGATCACATTTGCTGCCGATGGCATCACGGTCAAGGCGAAGACCCCTGCCTCCGCATGACAACCGACAGGAAGGAAGTGCCCACGAACGGGCAGAAGGCGTATCCACGATGGCCCACAGTCCTGGACGAGAACAAGAACCCCTGCCCAGACTGCGGCAGCAATCGAGTGAAGGTCTACAAGACCGAGCACTACGACGAGAAGACAATCAAGCGTGTGCGCCGCTGCGACAGGTGCGGCATGACGCATGAGCGGCATGAGCGGGTATCGGTCGTTGATCTTCCGCACCACGTGGACTCGATCGCTGGTCTCGCTAGTCATTAGCGGACCCCCGCTTGACGCACGGTTGCCAGATACGGCATCGTCGCAAGATGGCACTCAGCAAGACTGACTGGGAGACGCTCGAAACGAAGATCGTCACCGACTGGCAGAAGGGTGTAAACATCGGGTCGCACTCGTTGTCTAACATCACTGTTAGCTATCGTTCACTGTCGGAGCAGTTAGAGGTGCTGAAGTATGTGCGCCAGCAAATTGCCTCGTTGACACCCAACTCGCGTGCATATTCGCTGGTCCGGTTCATAAACGCATGAGTGCGACTGAAGAAACATTGCTGTACGGCCCGAACGGGCACCAACTGCACTTCGAGGCAAAGTCACAAAGCGAGCGCAGTGAAGCGTTTGAGTTCATTGAGCGAATGAACCGTGCTGCCTTCAAGAGCGCGGAAAGCAACCGACTCAACTTCAACTGGAACACATCCCTCGAAGACATCAATGTGATCCTGGTGCGCGAACTACGCAAGTTGCGTGCGCGTTCACGCTGGTTGGCCGCAAACAATCCCTACGGATCGAGTGCTGTCAATACGCTCGTTAATTTTTGTGTTGGCACAGGGTTTGATTTGCACATGGAGGCACGACGCTTCGAGCGTCAGGCAGATGGCACTACGGTCGCCAAACCACGCGATGAGTTCAACGACTTCGTGGAAGACTTGTTTCGCGAGTGGAGCGAACAGGTGACGCTCACTAGCAGCGACGGGTCGCCCGACGAGTTCTGGGAGATGCAACCCCTCATGTTTCGCCGCTGGGTCGAGGACGGTGAGGTTTTTATCGTTCACCAAGTCTCGCGTGCGGTCGATGTCGTCCCATTCGCGATGCAGGTTGTCGATGCCGACTTCGTCGATTACAACCGCACGGAGTATAATGGCAACCCCGTTATCATGGGCATCGAACTTAACGCGACAACGTGGAAACCCGTCGCCTACTGGATGCACACGACCGATGTACTCGACCCGCGCCGACCTTCTCGCGTAGAGTCGCGGCGCATTCCTGCCGAGAACGTCATCCACCTGTTCAAAAAGCGGTTCCCGTTCCAGGTGCGCGGCATCCCGTTTGTCACACCAGTCGCCGACAAACTCTATCAGGTCGAGCAGTACAACGATGCCCAGTTGATCCGTAACAAGATCGCGGCATTCTTCTCGGTCATGCTGGAAGGCATGGGCGACGAGGCTGGAGACGGGTTCGACGGTGGAGCGGCAGATACCCCTACGACCGCAGAGGGGTTTCCCACGGATGCCAATGGCAATCGAATAACAAACCTCGCCACGGGTGCGATCCTCAAGGTGCCTGACGGGTTTAAGGCGCACGTCATCGAAAAGACCACACCTGAGTCTGCATACAAAATGTTTCTCGGATCTAACTTGCAGGCTATTGGATCGGGCTATGAAGGGGGGATGTCGTATATCGGACTGACCCGTGACACAAGCGACACGACCTTTGCTGGCGGCAGACAGCAGGAGAACCATGACTTTCAAGGGTATCGACCCCTGATGAAGCACTTCGCGAAGAAGGCACTCTCTGCAATTTTCCGCAACTGGTTCGATGCGGGAGTAATGAGTGGGGCAATAACAGTGAATGTGGTCGATTACGAGGTGAACCCTCGTCGGTGGCGCAGGCACACATGGATGCCTGCCGGATGGGATCGCGGCATCAACCCGTTGCAACAGGTGAACGCAAGCGAGAAGTCGATGAAAAGCGGCATCACGACGCTTGACGATGAAGCCTCCGCGCTCGGTTACGACGCGAAGATGCAAATCTCGAAACGCGCAAGAATTGAAAAGATGAAACAGGACGCTGGTCTGCCGAACGAACTCGACGGAACCGAAGATGCACTTGCTAAACTTGGTGAGTCAGACGATGACCCAGCGGTGGAGGCAGAGATGCAACCAGCAACGTCAACACAGGGAGATGACACATGAGCGAACACAACCCCTTGCAGACCTCATTCGTGCAGCGTGATGGAACCGGATCTCGCACGGCACAATCGCACGCGCAGCGTGTAGCCGAGGAGTGGCGCGGACGACTGGTGGAGCAGGATACCCGTGAAGACGGCATCCGCGAGTTCGTCGATCCCAATCCCGACAGGCTGGACGTTCACATCAACGCCGATGCACGTGCTGTCGAGAACGACGGAGACGACTTGGTGGAGATTTCGATCACCAGCGAATACCCAGTGATAGACGCTTTCGGCGAGCGTGAAATCATCTCCCATGATCCGCGTGACATGCGACTCAATCGACTGATGGAGGTGGGTGCTATTCTCAAGAACCACGACCCGCGCCAGATAGTAGCGGTCCCAGAGCGCGTCTGGCTTGACGAAGAGACGAGAAAGACTAAAGCTCTCATCAGATTTGGGACAACACCCGAAGCGCAAACAGCAAAGCATGAAGTTCTTGTCGATAAGACCCTGCGAGGAGTATCCGGTGGATTCCTCACCCGACGCTGGTTGTGGCTCGAAGATGAGTCCATTAAATTTAACGACCGTATCTCTGGCCCAGCCTGGATTGGACTCGATACGGACATACTCGAAGCATCGCTAACGCCGATACCTGCCGACCCAAGTGTCGGCGTAAACAGAACACAACAAAGACGAGGAAATACAACGATGAAGAAGAAACTACGCTTGCTGCTCGATCACCTTATGGGTGTCCGTCAGTACAATGCAGGCGACATCATCGAGGTCGATGAGCGCGAAGTCGCAGCACTGACAAGTGGCGACGCTCCGATCGCGGAAATTGTCGCAGACGAACCAGTGACCCGCACGGAAGTCGAATCCGTCCCGCGTGCCGCTGCTCCCGCCCCAGAACTCACTGCACAGACGACCGAAACGCCGGAACAGATCGCGTCGCGACTGATTGTCGCCGAGCGGGTTCGCTGCAGCGAGATCAACGCATTGGGCGCACGGTTCAATACTGACGTTGCCGATTTTGTTAACAGTGAAGCGACGGTCGATCAGGTGCGTGGTCACTTGCTTGACGTTGCCGAGTCCCGCTTGCAAAGCGTTCCGACGCATGGTTCCGACCGTGTCGAGTTCGGTTCCGACCAGCGCGACAAGTTCGCTCGTCAAGCGAGCACGGCCATGCGCCTTCGCGCAGGGCACAAGGACATCAGCGACGAGGATCGGCGCGAGGCGCAGGGTTCCGTTGGTGGTCTCTCGCTCGTCCGTCTCGCCGAAGAGTGCCTCAAGATTGCTGGTATCCCGTTCCAGCAGGGCAACCGTGAGCAGATCGTATCGCTCGCGCTCCGTGGTGATGCGGTCAGTTCGTGGGATCTGGGAACACGCGCCGCTGAGTCAATCACGATCGGTACGAGCGACTTCCCGCTGATCCTCGCGGATACGGCGAATAAGGCTATGCTCATGGGTGCTGATCTGGCGAACCCGACGTACCAGGAGTGGTGCAAGATCGGTAACGCCAACGACTTCAAGAATCAGAAGCGCATCAAGATGTCCGAAGTGGGCAAATTGGTGGAGATTCCTGAGTTCGGCACCTACCCGACGACCAAGATCGCGGAAGAGCAAGAGACCCTTGCCGTCGTGACCTATGGTAACGCATTCAACCTGTCTCGGCAGGCGATCGTAAACGACGATCTCGATGCGTTCACCACGATCCCGATGAAACTCGGTCATGCCGCTGGTCGGCTACCGAATGACCTCGCGGTCACGGTCCTGCTCTCGAACCCGACGATGACGAACGGTAATGCGTTGTTCTCGTCAGGCAACTCCAACATCAGTGACGACGAGAGTGCCTACGCCCTGACATCCATCGAAAAGGCACGGGCAGGCATTGCCAACCTCGTCACGATTATGATGCAGCAGACCGCGTACCAGCACGGTGATGTGACGGGTGAGCAGATGAACCTGCGCCTGTCTCCCGTCGTTGGTCTCTTCCCCTCGACAGGGTGGGAGTGGGTCCGCGCCGTACTGGGCGAAACTGGTTACGGTACGGGTGTTGAAGGGGTTAACCCCTTGCAGAACATCGTTAAGCCTCATTTCGAGCCTTCCCTCGAAGACTCGAACATCACGGGCAACTCGACCACGGGTTACTACCTGTTCGCGAGCACACTGGTCGCCCCAGTCATCGAGGTCGCATTCCTCGGCGGCAACCAGACTCCGTTCATGGAAGAGGTCGAGAACAACGGCACCGCTGCTGACGGTCGCGTATGGAAGGTTCGCCACGACTGTGGTGCTGCCGCCATCGACTTCCGTGGCGCAGTCAAGGAGGTTGCCGTCTCCTAAACGATCTGGGCGCGACCTGCCAATCGCGGTAGGTCGCGCCACTGATCGGACGACGATCATTCGCACATCGAAACACAAAAAGAGGAACCAAGAATATGAAACAGATGAAATTGAAAATCGGAGTCGTGCTTCTCGCTGCTGCTCTGGTGTCGGTGTCTTCGTTCGCTGCGATGAACTTCGTGCGCGGCGCGGGACAGGTTTGGTACAAGTCGGCGACCGCTTATGCGGTTGGTGATGTCGTCGATCTCGGCGATCGCTACGGAGTCGCGTTGAGTCAAATCGGCGCGAACACGCAGGGAGTGGTGTCGGTGTCTGGCGTTTATGCGCTGCGGCATTTCACCAACGAGACGACCGTGCTCGGTACGCGCATGTACTGGGATGCAACCTCGACATCGGTGACTGCCACCGCTACTGCGGACAAGTTCATCGGACTTGCCGTGTCGAGCAATGCGTCTCCAGCTACGACGCAGGGCATCATCGAGATTGATCTGAACGCGAGTCTTCGACCTGACGGTCAGACCACGGTTACGATCACGAATCTGGGTCGGACTGTTGCTCAAACGAACATCTCGGTGTTTGTGAATGGATTGCTGAAGTCGAACACCACTACGGGTCCGTAACACTCGCGCTTCTCCGCACGCACATCTGGGCGAGCAGCACGTGTGAGCACGTCTGCTCGCCCTTCTAATATCAACCATGAGCATCACCGACTTAATGTCAGACGCAATCGACTTCGTCGAGGATGCCCATGCTGATGATCTGAAGCAGACAATCACCGTCGTCAAGACGGGGGACTCTGTCGTCGGGTTGCTGTCGGGAGTCTCCCTGCGCGATGCGTCCGAGGACTCATTCGTTTTCGAGGAGTCCGATGGTCTGTTCACCACCAAGACCAGCAGGTTCACGAACGGAGTGCCTGCCGTGCGGGATGCAGTCAAGCATGGCACGGTTGTCTACTATGTCACAGAGGTGGACACAACGAGGCACGCAGTCACGATTCTGCGTCTGCAAAGAGAGACATGATCGCGATCCAGCCAGACTTTGATCCTGCCAAGCTGAAGCGCGAAATGGGTCTCGTCGCGAAAGCACTGGGTGTCAACCTCGCATTCATCTGCTACGACCAAATGCGCCTTTATTGTGCTGACATGGTGCGCCGCAGTCAGCCGCGCAAACAGAGGGCAGACATGTTCAGCGACAAGAATATCAAGTTGGCTGACAAGTCGGGCAAAAAGTTGGGCGAGCGACGGGTCGTGCTGGACATCAACAAGATTGCGGTTGGGGTAAATGAGTCCGCGTACTCATTCGACGAGGTCCGACCGAGTTCGGGCGGCATCTTGTACCGCGTAGAAAATCGTTCGACTGGGAAGGTATACCACATTGAGCCACCCATGTACTCGCCAACAGGTCTCGGCGTTTTGCCCGAACTCCACCAGGATCGGCGCAGACCGGAAGACGGTCGGGTCAAGGGCATCCCACGTGAGAAAATAGGGGGGCACACGATCGTCAACAAGGTCCATGTGTCGAAGTCTGCGAAGCGCGCCTATGTAGCCAAAACCATCGAGCGTGTCGGCAGGCTGAAGGCAGGGTTTACGCGAGGGTATCTGGTGTTCTGCAAGCGGTCAGGGGCGCAACCCAGAATACCAAAGTGGGTCCGCAAAAACATGCTCGCGTCAACGGGCGACGGGTGGGGACGCATTAACCCGAATGATGGCAGGGGAGCATTGCAGGCTATCAACCGTGTGCGCTATGCGGCGACAAAACTTCTTATGACCGACCGCGTTGCCGCAGCACGAACACGGCAGCGAGATCTCGACAAGCACGTCAAGAAGCGTGCCCATCAAATAATCGAGCGCGCAAACAAGCAGCGTCTCAAGAGCGCAAAGGTGATCAAGTAATGGCAAGCACTTGGCCCGATCTCGGTACAACGCTAGAGACGATCGAGCGTCGTCTCTTCGACTACCTGCTGGACAAGATAGGTGGCGAGGAGGGTGTCGATGCGTTCATCGGTCGCTTCAATCGCCGACTCAAGGTCACGGACCAGCAGGCACCAGACGACTCTGAGGACAGGATGTGGGCATTGCGTATGTCTGGCGACGGGGACCGCACAAGCGTTCATGTGCGCCCGAATCAGGCACCCAACAACTGCTGGGCAATGGGTGTTCAGTTCATCGGACTGAGCACGTCGCGCAAGTTCTTGCAGCGCATGGCAGGCATTATCCTGACAGCTACACCTGCCAGCGCAGACACCGACGACAAACTGATCAACGTCCAGAGTTTCAGATGGATGAGTATGCCGACGTTTGAAGAGATCGAACTGGACAGGGAAACGGGCAGAGAAGGTGGTGCCATTGAAGCGTGGCGACTTGAGGTTCAAATGGACTGTGTTTTCAATAACGTGGAGCAGTAGATTATGGCAGTAACATTGACAGGCGACATCGGGGCACAAGTTTCAGCGCAACTGACTAACACGCTGGAGTTGAGCACGGGCAGCATCAAGCTATTGGCTGGAGCAAATACAAATTCGTGGACGATCGCAGCGGGAACAGGAGCAAATCAAGCGGATCTCGCGTTTGTAGACCAGCGCACGCTCGCCGCGAGCACGGGCGAATCGCTCGATCTGAATGGTGGTGGACTGACGGACCCTTACGGTCAGACACTTGTGTTTGCGAAGCTGAAGGCAATTTATTTTTCTGCGGCAGCAGCGAATGGCGACACGATGTCGTTCGGTGGTGTCTCGAATCACGTTCCTGTCTTCGGCGCGGTGGCAGACTTTATTTACGTCCGAGCGGGAGGCATGTTTCTCTGGACAGCACCAGATGCCACTGGGATTGCGGTCTCGGCGGGAACAGGCGACCTGATCCGCGTGCTAAACAATAACAGTGGCGCAGCGGCGACCTACGACATCATTCTCATTGGTACAAGTGCATAACAACTGAACAGGAGTAGATACAATGGCAGACGCAACAGTAGGATGGGAACCGAGTGATCTTTTCGGGGTAAATGCTGATTTTAATGAGCAGAGTTCGAGCAGCATCACAACGCATGAAAGCGCGATGGCACGTGACAAAGATGGCAACGTCGAGTGCGAGGCGAGCGGACTGAACACAACGACGGAGCATCAGGTGTCGTACCATTATTGCGCCACGTCACCCGACATATTGGCCGCGTTTGGTGCGTTTTTGACCGCGTTTGGGCAAATTGAATCGTCAAAGGTCATCACGCAGATAACGGTGAACTTTTCCGCTGGGGAATACGCCACGGTCGATATAACGGGTCACAATCACGCAGAGAACGCTCACACGTCACAGGATTCCGCTGACATGACCAGCGGCAGTGGCGACTTGATTCCGTCAAGCGCGGGTTTCGGGGTTCCGACGTGGGCAGGCATGACACTGGGGGCAAACAGCACCCCAGTCACGGCTACGCTGACCTGCACGATTGAGCATCTGGACCGTATCGACGAAGCTGGAAATCACTTTGTCGGGCGTAACCTGACACCGAAAGCGGAACTGACGCTGGAATTCATCGGCACACCTTCCGTCGCCGCGTTGACGGGGTGGACGATTGACTCCGAAGGACCAAGCGATTCCATCGACGATCCCGACTCTTACGCGATCACGGCACATCGCTACTTCGATCTGTCATAGGCAGTTCCTTCGTGATAAACCCATCGGCCACAGGAGCAACGACATGGCAACGAGAATAAAAGAGATTAAAGCCAGAGAAGGGGTAGCGCATAGTGGAATCCCGAACAGACAAGACGAACGGCGAAAGCAAAGCAGAAAACGAGTCGAAGCAAACTGCGAGCGCGCCCGAAAAAAGTACGAAGAGTACGTCGCCAAACAGACCAGCAGCAGTGGACGCAAATCAGTTGCACCCGATAGCGCGGCAGATGCTGGAGACGGTTCTGGAGGAGACGGGGCATAGCCTTTGTCTCGACGACTTCGGCGAGTTATTTAACGCGCACGAACTGGCGAAGCTACAGACGGAGTCGCACGTTCGCGACGGGGGTGGGTTGCTTTCGCTGCCCGTCGTCGCGGGGGACGTAACCCTGTACCCAATAACGATTGGTGTCGGGCAGTGGTACGATGACTACCCGTCCGACTGGTACGGCGAAGATGAGGACTTCATGCGACAGTGCGCGCTCGCGTTCGCGCTGACCTTTGGCGCGGATCGCCATGAGGAACTTCTCTCGATCAGTGCCCAGACGACGTTCGAGAGCAAGATGCACAAGTGGCGACGCAGGCTGAAAATCAGCGCGAACGATCTCATGGATGCCGTCCAGCTTTGTATCCCCGACCCAGAGTGTCAGGCGACGCGAGCATCTGGCGAGTTTGGGGAGGTCGTCGGTCTCCTGGTCAGGGAATACGGGAACAGTCCCGAATACTGGATGTGGGATGCCGACATCGGGTTGTGTTCAGCGATGATAGATGACTTCGTCGAGCGACAATTCCAAGCAGCAGACGCACAGATGCAGATGACACGCAACACGGGAAAAAAGGTGATCCATTCGACATCAGCATCCCAGCGCAAAATCGCAGCGATTAAGCAGATGCGCGACCTCCGCAACCGACTGCTGAAGGACTGGGGACCGACCGAGGAAGAGAAGTAGGCAATGGCAGGCAGCGTTAAAATCAAAATTCAAGCCTTGTCGAAATACAAGAGGGCTTTTGATGCGGTCGGCAAACAGTTTACGCGAATCAAAAAACTCGCGCTGGGGGCAAGCGGAGCGATCAAGGGCATGTTCAAGCACATGTTCAGCGTCCGCTCCATGCTCGCGGGTGGCGGGATTGTTGCTGGTCTGGTTGCGACCGTAAAGCAGTCGCAGAATTTTGCGCTCCAGATGGCACGTGTCCACACAATGCTCCAGAAGGGGGACATCGCAGCATTTACGAAGGATGTGCGCGAGTTGAGTGCGGAACTCGGACTGACGAAAGACGAACTCTCGCGGGGACTGTATCAAGTCCTGTCGGCAGGTGTACCACGGGAGAACGCAATCGAATTCCTGACGGTAGCCTCCCGCGCAGCAGTTGCTGGCGTAACGGATGTGGAGACTGCGGTGGACGGTTTGACGACCGTCACCAATGCGTATGGACGAGCAAATCTGAGCGTGCAGCGCGCATCTGACATCATGTTTGCGACCGTCTATAAGGGCAAGACGACGTTCCCAGAATTATCGCAGTTCATCGGTCAGTTGACGGGTCTCGCGGCGAAGGCAGGTATCGAATTCGAGGAGTTGGGTGGCGCGATAGCCTCGGTCGCAAAGCAGGGCATCCAGACCGACAAAGCAGTGGTCGGACTGCGGCAGGCGATCGTCAATCTGCTGCGCCCAAGCACCGAACTCGCCGCACTCTACAAAAAGATGGAGATCACGGGTGGTGCGCTGTTGGAGCGACATGGAATAGTCGGGGCACTTAACATGATCGAAGAGGCGGCAGGCGGCAACATTGATGCGATCGTGCAATTCGTCCAGAACATGCGCGCTATTCCAGCGGTGCTTGCATTGACTGGCAAGAGTGCCGACATTACAGCCGATGCTATCGGTTTCGTGACAAATTCAGTGGGTGAGGCAGACAAGGCTTTTGGGAAGGTAGATAAAATTAGGGGCTGGAGTAAGTTATTGCAGGCATCACACAACGTGCTCCTTCGGTTGGGCGATGTCGTGAATGTAGCGGTCATGCCTGCCATTACGCGCATGTCACAGGTTATCGCACGGCTTGCAGAGAGCGCGGGGTTCGAGCGGCGATTACAGGGATACACGGATCGACTGCGGGACTTTGCAACCGCTGCGGAGAATGTCGTCAGGATTATGCGGTTCGGCGACCAAGACCAGCGAGATGCAATGATTACCAGCTTCAAGGACGTTTTAAGCGCGTTTATCAGCGATGCCTTTATGACAGCAGCGAAAGCATTCATGGTGGTGGCTCCGAAGATCGGTAGCTTGATTGGGAAGGGGTTTATGGCCGGAATAGAACTGATTCCCGGTGCCCGACGACGTGAGGCGATAAAATCGCTTGGCATTGAGGGTGGTCCTAACCACCCTCGGTATTCGGACGAGGAAAAAAGTATACTAGAAAATATGATTCAGCGACGGATGAAGGCTATTCACAAGAGGAGGACGGACGTTGGGTTTGATCTGGCGCAAGGGGTTGACAATCAAACATTTGCTGAAGCATGGAAAAGATTCCAGAAGGGTCTCGCGGAACAGAGTTTTTCGCTCAATGCACAAGGTGATCCCATGAGTCGCCACGTCCGTGGCGACACAAGTTACTACCGAACTGACAATCTCGGATCGCTTTATCAGGCAGGTCGCACGCGTGGGTTGGCTCAATATGGACTGACTGGTGGCGCGACGGGCGCAAGTCAGTTCCAGTCTACGGACTTAGCCGAGATATTTAATCGTGCGTTCGGGGACGTGTTGACGGGCGCAAAGAAGGAACCGTCGGGAACCTATTCCGATCCGGTATTTATGAGAATGGTCGATCCAGAGGTGTCGTTCACGCACGGAGCAGGGGAGTTGATAGCATAATGGCAGATGACGATTATCTAGAGGGTGAATGGGAGTTCGCGGGAGCAACTCCCACGATACGGTTTTTTAAGAGCGATGCCGCTTTAGCGTCAACAGATCGCGCACAGAAAACAATCGTGTTTAAGCGGCACCGACTGGTCGCGAACCATCAGTATAGCTTCGAGGGTGTTGCTCTTGGGACAGTCAAAAGCGGTGAGGACATAACCGCGTACTCAGGGAAGAAGCAGTTCTGGGCATCGTGGTGGTCAACCGAGGACGACCCGCAGCGACCGTTTGTATGCACGCAGGACGAAATGTCCGTTGACGCGCCGTATGCCGACCTCTCTCGACAGTCGCAAACGTGGCAGTCGGTACAACCAAGCTACGCATTTGACCCGACCACTGCTGAAGTCAATTCCTGATGAGCGTACACGGCACACCGTATCTGTTGCCGTCACTGAAGGTGGGTGGACCCATCGGGAGGGGACTGAAACCGCTCGTCCAAGTGGTCAACCGCTTGTGTCACATCGTCAATAACACGCAGTTTGTAGCGGGGGGGCAATCGTGGTTGACGAAGGACGGGTTGCTGATGGAACCAGACGGACTGCCGTGGGGCAAGTTTGTGTTCGGATACACGCGGACACCTCCTGATGTAGTCACGATCAAGAACATCGAGGTCCAGTGGGGTGCAAACGGGTACTTCGACCTCGCCGACCAGAACGTGACCCTACCCGCTGCTGCCGATGACTACTATATCGGGGTCGAGTTCAATGGCACCGCACTCACGATTCCTGCCGCCGATACCGACCGCGACACGTTCAAAAGTGATTCAACGACGTACCGACAGTGGTTGTATCAGTTTACGCGCAGTGCAACAGACGCGATTACGCTCACAAAGGCAAAGCCATTTAACGTGGGGGATCTCAACGCGATCCTCGGATAATGGCAATCAACTGGAAGCAACTGCGATACGGTACGCTCGTCGCCAGTGGCGCGATCATCACGGGCACCACGATCTACGTTTCGACACGCATCAACGTGCAGTCGATTGACGTACAGGAGTTGACTGAGGGGTTGCAGGAGCGCGCCCGTGCCATCCAGTATGCGTCAGCAACCACGCTCAACATCTCCACCCAGATCGTCAGGCACTTCACCAACATCTCGACGACGTATGCCGTGCCCAACGGAACCAACCCACCGACGATGGTTCCCTTCCTTGAGGATGCTGGCACGACCGACCTTGTAGTCACCAACACGGCACTCGCGTTCGTCTACTCGACGACGGAGACGATGAACACGGGGAAGATCATCTGGGCAGGATGGTCGAACCTGACCGCATCGGGGTTCTCCGATAGCAGTATAAACAACACCTACGTGCTCGCAGGGTACGAAGACCACACCAATGTTCCTGCCACCACGATCGGTTCCCTGTTCGGGCACATCGGCTACTACACGAATAGCGCGGTCGCAGCGACCGCAGGGTCAACGAACTGGGTCTTGCTTGACGTTCGGAACAAGGACCGTCCCAGTGGGCTAACATCTTTCGAGAAAGCTGACACGTGGAGGATACAAAATTTGTTTGTCACCTTCTCGACGCAGGTTCTCGCCAACACCGTCGTCACCAACATCGACCCTGTCTGGGAATGGGACTACCCGACCGGAGTAATTGGTCTGCTTTTTAGCGGATTGAAAAGATATTATGCTGATGGTCCGAACACGTTCAAGGGAACTGGAAACTGGTATAGCGAGCAAATTTTCCCTGCGGCTGACGGAGAGGTAACTGCTGTCGATGCCTCGCTCGATACGAATGAGATCCGAGCGGCGACCGTGTACTTCTCAGAGGTGCGGCAGAACGTGCTGCCGATGCAGACCCCAGACACGAACTGGTGGAATGCGTTCGACGTTGCCATCACGTCCCTGGTTCCGAGTTTCGTCGATTACTGGCACATGACGAACGGACCCGTCTATCACACTGCTACAGGACTGTTCGACAGGCTAGACATCGGCGACGGTACCAACCGATTCACCAGTTATGTAACAAGCGGCATCCCCATCTACGGTGGTGTCGGGTTCCGTCTGTATGAGACCAATTTGATCGAGCGGTATAAGATCCTGCACGCACTCACGACTGTTGTGGGGCAGGCGAGTGCGCTTGAGACGGTCGTGTCCAATGCCGTGTCGAACGTCGTTTATACGACCATCGACCCCTTTTCATTTAACTCATCGCAACCTTACAACAGCAACGACACGCCCGAACCATTCGTAGATGCGTGGATTACAAATGCGTCGGGTGACTTTATACCCGAAGGGTGGGTTCCACTCAGGAAAGACCCGTGGATAACGAGTTACACACAACAGATCAAGGGGCACCAGTTCTTCTACACAAACTGGTTTCCGTCGCGCACGTTTGATGGATCGTTCGTCGGTGCCGTCTCCACAAACGTAGATGCGAGCGTGCCACGCTGGGAGTACGCTTGGCAGTTTCATTTCTCCCTCGATTCGCACCTGCGTTGGGAAACGAACTCCAGCGCACAACCGATAGGCAGCAAGGACAACTTCCGCATCTTCGACGGATACCAGAGGTATCATGCCCCGCTCATCCCCTCCATTGATACGTCGCACACGGCTATCGCACACGGTGATGTGGGTGTCGTGATCAACGCCGACCTGACAGGGGTGGTGGTCAATGCAGATTATTACGGCAAGTGGTACGACCGGACGAACTTCGACTCCTCGGCGTACACGTGGACAGGCGTGCAGTGGCGCACGCTGGGGTCTAGCACGGGACAGATGGAGTTCGTGTCGCACACAAACTCACTGAGCAACTACTCTGTGGGCATCCCGTCGATCCTGTCGTCCAACGTATATGGGCATTGGTCAACGAATACGTTGGGGGGAGGAACAAACGCGCAGGGGTATTATGGGCTTGACGCGACAGATCCTGCCCTCCGTCATCTCGTAGTTGACGCCCTTAGCGCAGGGGCGTTGTTCACAGGACGTGTGCGAACGCATCAATCCCACACGGGAACGTCGCTGCTGTTTTTCGGGAGGAAGTTGGGTATCGCAACTGGCGTACTGCACTTTACGTTCACCAGATGCAAAGATCCGCTATAGGATAGCGAGGAGAAGGTTGCAGGATCGACGAAAAAAGAGGACAACAAGAACCGCACTTTGCGCGCTCGTATGAAAATCGGCGTTTACATCTCATTACTATGCACTGCCGTTGCGCTTATCTCGCACGCTGCCGTCGCGCCACGGCAAAGGTATACATTTGATGTCAACCAGCAGCAAAAGCCGACGCAACTGAAAGCGGTCCAGCTATCAAGCTGGGAATATCTCTTCAAGTTCAACGAGAACCGCGTCGCCAAAGACCTGACCGATGTCGATCGGGTGCTGTTCGACTTTTCAACGACCAACCTGTCGTGGACATCGACCGTCACGGGTAGCGTCTTCCTCGCCACCAACGGGCAGATCCTCGTTCCGTTTACGCCAGCGCAGTTGAACACAAACGGGTCTTTCCGGTGGCGAGTTGAGGCGATCGACGATGGGGCTGGAAAGACCCTCGCGTTCGGGTTTGGGACACTAACAATCGAGAGGGACTGGGGCGCATCGACGACTGCGGCAGCGTTTGTTACCTCGACAAATATAGATTGGGCAAGCGTCGGCATTTACGCGAACACGTTGTCGAATGGGCCGTATCGCGCAGGGACGAACATCTCATTCGGACTGACGGGCAACGGCGCGGTCACGATTAACTCTTCTGCCATCAGCGCGGCGTATACCAACTGGGTAGCCGTATCGGGCGGGAACCTGACGCTCGCAGGCACGGGCCGCAGCGGGTCCAATACGATAGGCTTAACGACGGCAGCGATCCAGGGTGCGGCAGCGTCGATAACCAACGCACTCAACACGTCCATCATCGCGCTCAATGCAGCGAGTAATACGTTTGAAGCGGACATCAATGCGCTGGTCGCGGTAAGCAATGCGCCGACCTTGCAGTCAGTTGGCGAGACAAGCGCAACGGCAACGGGCAGCAGGTACACCAATGGCTTGCGACTGGTGGAGTTTGCGAGCGGAGGCGCGGAGGATTACGCGGCCCGATTTGAGAACACGCACACCGCATTAGAACATACCGTCGTCAAGATTGGCGCGGGGCAAGCACCCTATAAAGCGGCAATCTGGGCAAGCAATAAAGTGAATGGAGTGGTCGCTAGGATCGCCACGGACTCAGGCGACGGGTTGATTGTTGAAAGCACACTCGGAAAGGGCGAACTGTTATCGTCTACCGCTCCGCTATACATCGAATCACCGGACGCAGACATGTTCATACGTGGCGCACATGGGGCGAATAGAATTGCGCTGGACGTTGGGCGACTGGGTAACACCAACCGCGTCAAGCTGGGCAGCTTAAACTATGCGCTCGACACCACGCAAGGCAACAGTCGGATCAAGCACGTTCTGGAATTGGACAAGGTAACTTTCGTCGGTGTCGCCGCTGAAGCGTTTAGCTTCAAGCCCGAATATCAACCAGCAGACGGGTCGGTGATGACCTACGATGCCACAAAGCACCATTGGACAAATCAACTTACGATCAATCAGTCGTCCAAGTCGGATGGTGATTCGTTGGTGTACCGATCCGCGCAGGGCGAATACACGAACGAGGCAACATTTACCGATGCCACGAACGCAGCGATTATTGCTGCCGCCGCTGCCGTTGCGCTGGGCTACGAATCAGGCACGTCCACGAACCACACGCTTTGGACCGAGACGCATTCCGTTTCGGGGTCGATCAAGATGCTTCATGCGTCGGTGATTAAGAGCGGGAGCGACAAGATCGCATACGACCCGCAGCTTGGTTTTCTGAAGGACCTGGACGGCACCAACTCGATCAGGTTGCATGAACGGCAGCTTACTGACACCGCTGGCGCAATCGTAGGCGACTGGGCAGGGCCGCGCACGTTCTCGACCGTAAGCGGACTGACGAACAACGTGCCCAATCCCGCAGCGGCATCGAGCAACAACAACGCCGCTACGACAAAGTGGGTCAGGGACTTGGTTGGACTGCAAAACCATTCCGGTGGTGGTGGCGGCAGCGCGACCAGCGCACAGTACACGGTCACGTTTCGCCACGCTAATCTGGCGGCAGGTGTCCTGACCGTTGACCACGATCTCGATAGCGACGGACAACTTGTGCAGGTGTTCCGCACTCAGGCGACGGGCTATGATGAAATCATATCGCCGGACGCAGTAAGCATATCAAATGCAAATACCGTTCTCGTTGACCTGACTACGTTCGGATCGTTCGCTTGGACGGGGCGCGTGACCGTGGCGGGATCGAGTGTGACTGCTGCGCTTGGCAACTATCTGCAATCGGCGCAGACGAATGGGTGGGATGTATCGGGCGGTGGTGGAGACACAACGACCAATATGTATGCGAGTTTGTATTTCAAAGACCGTTTGCCATCTTTTCCTGTTTCGACATTTGGCTTAGTGAATCCAGATGGTGAGCGCAGCGACATCCATAATATCTATGATCCGGTTGTGGGCGCGATTACTCCACCAGAGACAGGCGTGTGGATCAATGTATGGATCGACGCAAATCTCGATGGTGCTTCTGGCATAGACAATGGTGGGTGGACTATTACAACAAACGACGGAGGATTTGGAGGAACAAAGTATTTCAAGTTGCAGCAGTATAGCCATTCCGCTGGGTCTGTGCATCTAGCTGCTGCATGGTTCCATACGGAGTCGGCGATATCGAACTATCCGATCTACTACTACCATCAGTATGCTAGTCCGTTCAACTTTGTGACTGGACTTGTATCGCAAGCAGATTCGGATACACCGTTCCGAATGATCGTGAAGATAACGAAGGAGCAACCATGATTCGTTCTACCATTATTTGCCTGCTGTTAATGGCCGCGCCTGCTTTAGCTGACCACGAAACGAATCACTATTTCATCGTGGATTCTACGACTGCGGAGTTTGAAGGCGCGACTGCGATATGGACAGACGATCCGATTCTGTCGAGCGGCATTCCCGATGCGTTGAAGCAGCAAGAGGCTGGAGTGGTTTGGATCGAAGTGACCAGCGAGCAGTACGCCGCAGGATTTGAAGCGTATGGTGCTGCCGCTGCTGAAGCTGCGAGGGCCGCAGCAGTATCCGACATCGAGTCACGCTGGACAGAGGTAGAACGCAAGGCCCATGTGATGCAGTTCTTGATGGACAACCGTATCCGCATCTTGGAAAGTCGCGGCACGAATACATGGGCGCAGTACAAGTTGGAGGTGGATGCACTATGAAGAAGCTGATCGCAACAATCGCATTGCTCTCCTGCCTGACCGCCTACGCTGCGGAATTTGGCACAATCAACGGCACGGTCGGCACGTTCACCGCTTTGACCAACGATGGGTCGCCTGTTCTCACGGAAGCTACGGCAACGGGTGGCATCCCGCAATGGCTGACCAACTACCAGTTTGAAGCGACATACAATAGCAATTATTGGATATCGCAAAGTTCGGACGTAACGAACGTATTGCAATTTGAAACGGAGACTTATGATCTGGGGAACATCTACAATCCCACGACGTTTACTGCAACGGTGATTAAGGACGGCAGGTATGAAACCCGTGTCCATTGGGGGATGGGTCATGCTCTTTCTGCTAGCCAACAAATGCACACATTTTTTCAGACAAATGGGTTTGCAGTTGGCGCGTCTTTTTATCTACAGGGGAGCCAAGGAAACTCACAAGACGTGCGAGATCAAATCTACGAGCGGGTTTTGAAACTCACATCCAACTCAACCGTTCGCGCCTGCAACCTCTTTACAAGTTCGGGCACCCGACTAGGTGGTGGCGATAGTTCCAGCGCAAATGAACTGCGGCATCACATGTCTGCGTTTTCAATGAATTATTTGGGGCCGTGAAAATGAAGAAACTACTCGCAACAATCGCATTGCTCGTCGGCTTGATCGCTTCAGCGCAGGCCGCAGATTTTTGGGTGACTGATCTGAACCTGTCCGACGCAGAAACGGTCTACCGCTCGTACCTGATGGACAACGTAAGCACCAACGCTGCGCTCGCTGCTACGCCGTCCGTGCAGGATCTTGACGGAGACACCTATGTACTCGACCTCGATGGCGCAACTCCCGCACAACTCGATACGCGCGCCGCATCCATGAGCGCAGCAGACATCGTAGCCGCTGCAAAGGTCATCGAGTACGCCGAAAACGGGTGGTCGATTGCTGCACAGAACAGCGCAGCGTCAAGCATCATCGCGATGGCCGCGAAGTACGGCGTAACGAACGTGAATCCGTGGGCCGATGTCTCCGCAGCAATAGTGGCAGAGGAACAGGCTGCGCTTGCGAGTAGCAATGACTTTCGGTTGCTGATCGCAGTCAGCGACGGAACCAAGATGCTCAGCTATTACGAGTTCTACACCGCGAACGGTGGCGACACCAAGAACGTCGTCGCGCCATAATACTACAACAAAGGAATACCGATGAATTGGAAACCAGCGTTTGAGTTCGGTGTGGTGTCAACAAAAGCCACACTCGTCATATACGGAACCGCTATCGTGGCAATATCTATTGTAGTGACTGCGCTGCTGGCGTAGTCGCGCCATAGGATGCAGAGATGCAAAGGCCGTATGAATGGACTCGGATGACATGGGACGCAGCAGGAGACAGACCGATCCCACGGGAGAAGACCATTCGCCTTCCCGTGCAGACGGTGAACCTTATCTTGTCGTGGACAAGAAGATCGCTGTGCCTCTTTACATTGTCGTCCTTCTGTTTGTGTGGTTGGTTCCTGCAACGGTTACAGTCGTCAAGTTCCTGCACAGATTTGAGCGGATCGAACGCGCACTTCACGCAACAAAAAAGATCGAAAGCGATGTTGCAGACATCACAAGAAGACTTGACGCCGCAGAGCGCAGGCATGTATCCCGATCAGCAGAGTGGCACCGAGAGCAGGCCAAGCAGCAGTGGGAAAACTACAAAGCAGCACACCCTGACCAGGACGTACCGCGAACCGAGGATGTTGGATTCGTCAATGAAGACGGGGAGTGGCAATATCCAGATGCTCGATAAGTGCGCGCCGAAAAGCCGCGTAAGGATGATGAAATGATTTCAGGCAAGGCAAAAGTAATGAAAAAGGTATTCACAACATTTTTTGTGGTATTGGTTGTTGGCATTTCGACATATTCAGATGATTTTTCTAATCCGTCTTCATACTCCGCTAATACTTGGTTTTTAGGTCCGCATCTGGACAAGTACCGCAAGTCGGATAATCTGGACCGGATCAAAGCTATAGCTGATTTGCAAGCGTCGGACGATGAGTTCGTGGTGCGTATGGGTGTCGATCTTCTCGACTTGAAGAAGGTGCCGTCGTTCCTCAAGATTTATGGTAGGGCATTCAAGGCCGAACCTGTTGAGACCACAACTCGCACGTTGGTCAATGTGGGTACTGCCGCCATTACTGCGATAGGTGTTGCTGAAGGTACGGATGCTTTGGGATGGACAGATTTTGATATTCTTGGTCAGGAGAGTTCTGGAGGGTCTACTACCGCATCGAAATCAGAGCCTGCTTCTCCTTCTACTGCGCCTGCTTCCGGTTCCGGTTCAGTTACTGTTATGGTAAATGACAATGAGGGAGAAGTGACTGTAGTAGTAGGTGACGATACGTCTGGCGCAGTACAGTAAATGAAACGTAGTATCTCACACGAACGGTCAGGGGAGTGGATCGGACTATCGGGACTGATACTGATTGTCGTCGCGCTGCTTTCGGGTTGTGCTACATCGCTGCCGCACGAACACGCGGCATTTGACTCTCCCTCTCCAACGATGCTACGCGCAGAGGCATCGCAGCACAATGCGTCGTCCGTCCGCAGGGCAAAAGCAGATCACATCAAGGAGCATCCTCGCTGTGCGTTCTGCGGCATCAAAGGGAATATCGTCAACGGAAACCGCAACGACGTTCATCATCTAGTGCCGATTTCATTCCGTCCTGATCTCGGCGATGTTCCCGACAACCTCCTTACCGCGTGTCGGTTCTGCCACTTTTCGTACTGCCACCTTTCCAACTGGTCTCGCTACAATCCTTACGCGCTGCACATGTCTTTGGAAATGCGGAACATAGGCGAAGCGTGGCAAGAGCGCGGCTTAATTGAGTTCCAGCGGCGACATCTGCATGAATGAAAAAACACGCTACAAGGGCCGATCGGTCACGGGGTCATACGATCATGGCCCGACAGCACCAATCGTTGCTCTCAGCGCATCCTGCGTGGTTCTGGTGCTCTTGATTGCATTGGCAGCAGGGTGTTCGACGCTGCAAAGCGAGCGAGTCGATGATGAGTGGACAGCTTGGGGGTGGGGTGAGCAGTGAAAGCTGGAGGACTGCGGATAGACGGATCGAATGCGATTCTACAGGCACCACGTCTCTGTGCCCCTGACCAGTTTACTGCACCGCGCCGACTGGACAGTCGGGACTACTGCCTCACCGCAAGCGACCAGGGAAGCAATCCCTCATGTACGGGGTATGCTGTTGCGGGTTACCTGGAAGTCCAAAACTGGTTGACCACACATCTGCCGCTCCAGATTGACGGGCAAGCTATCTACGACAAGATCAAGTCGGCAGGTCTTGATTCATGGCCGGATGGTGACGGGTCCACACTGGAAGCAGCGTTTGAGGCAGCAGCGCAGATGGGAATGTATTCCCGCGCACTGCGTCTTCGGAGGGTTGACGCCGCTGACATCCGATTTGCCATCCACACGCATCGCGTCGTGGTCTGTGCGTTTCACATTACGGAGGGGTGGAGCGACTGCAATAAAATAACTGGCAGGATCTCTCGCACGGGGAAAGGGATAGGGGGACATGCCGTGCTTGGATGCTGGTACGACGATCTCGCCCGTGACAGTGGGTTCGGGTTTCAGAATCAATGGGCAGGCACCGACTGGGGATACAAGGGGTTTGGGCGCATGACATGGGATCAGTTTGACGATCAATTTTTATATGGAGCAGTTCTTGAGCACGACGATATGTAATCCGATCCGAATCCTCGACTGGCGCAAGATCGAGAAGCGCATTCCATCCTGCTTCATTGACGATGGACCTTCCAGTCCGTTCCGTATCTTGTACGGAGTCATCTACAACGGTAAACAGCAAGCGGTGATCTATCGGGCTGCGCGCATCCACGACTGGTTGTACTGGTACGGGCGGCTGGAAGGTTCTTTCACCGAACGATTGACACGCGCCGAGCGTGACGCGATCTACCGTGACGTGATTGCAGCGCACGGATACAAAAAAATTGCCGCCCTCCACCACTGGGCACTCACCCGCATGGGTGGTGGCGCATGGCAAAGAGCGGCAAGACGTATGAGCACGAACGGTGATTTTACATACCAGATATATCTCGGTCGCAAGGTCGCAGAAGGAGAACTGGCAAAGGACGAGAGGGATGAACTTCTCGCGGCGTAACACGATCTATCTGATATGGCTAAACCACTGAATCATCCAAAGGTCGGGGACACTGTTCGGGTCGAATGGGTTGACATTGTTTCGGGCAGCATGGCACCTACTGATGGACTTGCTTCTGCATGGGCGATAGGTGTGGTGGCTGAGTGGAATAAAAAGGATAAGGATGGTGTCAAGCGCACGGTACTCGAAAGTGGTGGGTGGTATGACAAGGAACACGATACGAAGCGCGACAAGACGGTCCTGCCCCATTCCGTTATCACCGGATGGAGGATTTTCAAATGAGACCTACACCGAAAGGCTGGAAGCGGTTTCTCGTTGTCCCCGATACCCACGGTCAGTTCATACACCAGAAGAATGCTGCCAAGTGCATTGAGTTCAAGAAGGACTTCAAGCCGCACAAGACAATCCATCTGGGTGACTTCATTGATGCGACCTGTCTCAGGCATGGTGCCAGCGAAGCGGAGCAGGGGGTTTCCTTCGGCGACGACTGGATCGCGGCGAAGCGGTTTCTGGAGGAACTGCGTCCCAACGTAGTGCTGATGGGCAACCACGAACGGCGACTGTGGAAACTGATCGACTCCCCCCGCGCACTGGTATCCGAATACGCACAGCATCTGGTTGATGATATTATCAGCTTCATGATCAAGGGACTCAAGGCCGAGTGGCTACCATATCATGCGCGTGACGGGGTCTACGAAATCACCACGGGCAAGGGTCGGTTGGCAGCTATGCACGGATACCATGCCAATATGCACGCTTGCCACAAGCACGCGCAGGTATACGGCAACTGTATCATCGGGCACATCCACCGGATCGAAATGTCCACTGCCGCCAGAGACGACGGGGCAATATGTCATTCGCCTGGATGGTTGGGGGATATTAAGCACATGGATTACATAGGCGACAAGACGGGGCAATTCCGTTGGGGCAATGGTTGGATCTGGGGGTATTACAACGAGCGCACGGGTGCCTGGAAAGTGAACCAAGCAGAGGATAAAGACGGGGCATGGATAATCTAGGCAGGAACCTCGATAAGAAGACGCTGGATGCGTTCCAGTCTGCCGTCCAACAGGTTTCCGAAGAGCCGCCAAATGATGCCATGACCACCAGAGAACTTGCGAAACTGTGGGGGATAGCACGCCGAACAGCATTCGACCGGATCAAGAAGTTGATTGACGACGGGCGCGTCGATACCGTGATGGTCCGCATACGGGGCAAGGCAGATGGACGGCTTTACCCCATCCCCCATTATCGGATAAAACAGAAGTAGGGCATGGGCAATCACACGGGCAATCTACGAGAAGTCAAGGCAGCGAAACGTGCCGAGCGTGCCGCAGCAATAGCGACCAAGAAGAGCGAACGACGAAAGAAAAAAAGGGCAGCTAGGAATTCCACCTAACCCCACTTCATCCCCCTTCATGTTCCATGCTTCTTCGCCATCTCCGCACGGAACGCAACGAGATCCGCGACCTGATCAGCGAACTTCTTGCCATGCTGGTCACGCAACTTGGTGTAAAGTCGCGCACGGTCTGACTTTGTGCGTAATGCGCTGACCTGATCCACTGCTTCCTCGATAGCACGCTGCCGCTGTTCGTGTGCGCGCCGCTTTCGCACCTGTTCCTCTTTCGCCTTTTTCGTCGCCTCGCTCCGCGCCTTCTCGTCGATCTCCTCCATATACTGCGCGGGTGGGGGGTACAGTCCGCGCCATTGCTTGTCAACGGCACACCGTAACCACATCGCAGCTTGTTCGGGCTTGAGGTGCCGCAGCTTTGATACCTGTCGGTCCACGGCATCCGTTGTTAGCACAAATCGTTTGCGGTCACGGTACTCCAGCCACTCGCCGACCGCGTCTCTCACGTCCGCATCGTCTGCGAGAGAGTCGGGCAACTGGGACAAGTAGAACTTGAGGGTGATCGCTTTGGCGCGTGGTGCTTTGCGTCCAGTGACAATGTTCGGGTTACCTCCGCGTGCGCCACCCTCTTTTGCGCTGGCGGCAATCTCCGCATCCCGCACCATGCGAGCGATGTAGATCGAGCCACTCTCCGTGCGATGAATGCGCTTGGAGGCAATCAGGCGATCCCGTGCGGCCATCCAGGCATCCTCGTCGATGTTCATCATCCTCGCGATCTGTCCATCGGGCACGGCAGTACCGTTTCCGAGCGTGACGAACCCCTTCGGCTTGCCATCCTCGGCAATGCACATCAGGTCCAGCAGGTGCGAGCGGTCTTCGGGGAGGCAGGCGCGTAGATCGAGATCGGTCAACCATGCGCGTGTGTCGAGCATGAGCAGTTGTTTTTTCATTTTGGGTGTCTCCGTTGGTGTCTCTGTGTCGGGCTATTAAATATCAGACCTCATTGCAATGCGTTGGGAACGATGGTGCGGCGCACCGTGAAGCGTCCGCGTGTCGGTTCTGCGATGATCCGCAGGATGGACGGGGCAAAGTGCCGCCACAGGCGAATCAGTAGCACCTCGCGCCCCGTGATCGGTCGCGGCTTATAGTCTACATAGACGACGCGCCCCTCCTCGACGAACGATGCGTCTAGCCTCCAGGAGATCGGGGGGTAGTCCTCGATCAGGAGCACTAGCGGTTGATGGATCAAGTCGGAGATGACCTTGCCGCGCTCCAGCATCTCAAGGTGCGCCCAGTACCTCGCCTCACCCTGCGAGTCGTGGCAGCGTTGCCCGTCGATGTCGTACACAGGTTTCGCGCCGAACTTGTTCCTGCGCTTCAGCGGCGACCGCTTGATCGGTTTCTTTCGGGTCGTCATCGTCTCTCCTAAAGTAAAGCGCGCACCCCACCGTAGGGTGAGACTAGAGAGCGACACACGATGCCCTCTTGCCCGTGCTTTCGCAGAGGCGACCCATAGCAGAATGCGCGCATGAAATTCTTGTTATACACAACCCTGTTATCCGCAGTCAAGCGTCCTTGTCTTCTTCGCCGTTTTTCACGATCTTGACCAGCGTCCGCTCGGTCGTGCGCTTGTACTTCTCCTTGATCTTGGCAGGGATGTCGTAGGTCGCACCGCTGGATCGCTTGACGGTGATCGAATAATCGTCGAGCATGATCACGCGCTCGTCCCCGTGATCGACCTCATCGCCTGCTTCTTCGAGAACGCTCTTGCAGTGTCCCTTGATCCTCTTGTCTGCTTCCTCCCACGTATCGCGAGACTCCTGCGCCTTCTCCCGCATGATGACCCACGCTTCGAGTTCGACATCCCACATGCGGTGCTCGATGAATCCCTTCTCCAGGAGGTCGGGCACACAACGGTCCTTGTGGTCGCACCTCCCGCAAATCGCCTGCGTGTACTTGATCCTCTCTGGCAGATCACCCTCGATCGACTCCAGTCCCTTCGTCCGTGACTCACTGGCGTAGATTCGCTTCTGGAGGGCACCCACAAGAGCCGTGACGCGCTTTGCTTTGGAAAGCAATGCCTTGATGTGCCCCTTGTGTCCCTTGCGCCTGACGACGATTGTGCGGATCTCAAAACTGCTCTTGTCCACCAACAGCAGCAGACCAACGTCGATGTCCTTCAACTCCAGGTAGGTCAAAAGTTGATCGGGCCATTTGCGGGTGTGAACCATCGGAGAGTTCTTGATGTCGTCGAGCGTCTTGAGCCGTGCGAAGACAAACGGGTTGCAGGACTTGATCTCGATGGGGACACGAACGCGGGTGCCGTCAACGTAGTACGAGATGGAGATGTCAATCCTGCCGCCGATCCCATACGGGTTCGAGGGCATCTCGTCCTCTTGCAGCAGCACCTCGACATCGGTGTCCTCGTAAACCTCCATCAGGAGTTTAACGATGTTGCGATGATACAGTTCGCCAGCGTGGAAGATCCGTTGCAGGTAAACGCTCGGTTTCTTGCCGACGAGCAACTGGTCGTAAACGAGCGACCGCTCGCACGGGTGCCCGATGTTGGATGCGTGGACGCTTCGCGCCGCACGTGTCGAACGCTTCGCGTCGAAGTGCGCGTCACAGGCAGCGGGTATGTCGGGAAGGTTTTCAGTCATTGTCATGATCCTCCAGCAATGATCGCGAAAGTTATACCTACCGCACATGATACCAACAACGTCAGTACCCATACCGTCACCATCCGGCGCGCCTGATCTTCGCCTTCCTGATCAATGTTTAGCTTCTTCATTCTTCTCCTAATAAATGTCCCACCTTGCACCACAAGGGGTGGGACGCAGATCATATACTCATCTTGCCGTGGTCGCATTGCGCCATATTACACAGGCAGTCCCGACGCATCGTCGAGGATCTTGGTCAACTGCTCGATGATGCGGTCTAGCTGCGGTCCCAACTTCTGCGGCTTGAAGGAACCCCACCCGTCCCAATTCTTATCGGGATTGGCAGTGACTGCCTTCAGCACGTCTTCGGGACTTGTCATCTCGGCACCGCTCTCAGGTTTCCACCCTGCGTCCATCAACTGTCGGCAGAGATTGCGGCACGCATCACGCTTCGCCTGATCATCGGCATCCGTCGCTGCGCTGCCACCACGGGCACCCCGTGCTGCGTCGAAGTTGTGACCTGTGCTCGATGACCCATCGACTCCGTACTGCTGGAGTTCCGTCGCATCGACATCCTTGCCGAGGCCCAGTCCCGTGAAGACTGCGTTTTTGATTGCCTCGCTCTTGCCCATCTCACAGATGTCGTGCTCATCGACAGCACTCAATGCCTTCGGCTTTTCCTCCTCGATGCCGAAGAAGGGTTCGCGGGACGTGATCATGCTGGACCCCTCGATCGTCTCGCCCCACGGCAGTTGCCACGTGCATACGTGCGTGTACGCATAGTAACCACCCGCATCGTCGCTGCGCTCCTCACGCAGGTACGGCAACTGGTTGGTCCCGAACCGCTGCCACAGCAGGTTGCCGCCGACGATCCGGTAGCACTTGCGTGCGAAGTTGATCGTGCGTCGCCATTTGTCCCCGAACTTCTTGATGTCGGTCACGGGGTTGATGCGCTGCTGGATCAGCAACTGTGCGCGCTCCACGACTTTGATGCGGTGTTCCATTGCCTGGACCGCACTCTCCATTTCCATGCCTTGCGGAACCCGCACAGGCACGACACTCTTTCCGTTCTCGTTCTCGTTCGTCATTGTCTCTCTCCTTTGTTTGTTTCCTGTTCGCGATTGTGTTTCTGGATGTGAACCATCGAGTAGACCTCGTTGCTTGCCGTGATCATTTTGTCGGCACGGGCACGCAGGTCACGGGCGCACGCTTCGATCTCGCTGATCTCCGCTGCCCACGCTGCGCGATACCCTCGCTGCCCGAAGATGATCCTGCCGTTGCTGTACTGGCGCGCCTGACGGATGTCCCGCTCGCTCCAGCCCAACATACGCAACTCCGCACGGGTAACCCATTGTCCGCAACCGTTCGTGGTCAGGTCTCCGAGCAGATCCTCGGCGAGCGCACGACCGCGCACGACCTCTGTATCCTTCGCTGCCTTGAGCAATAACTCTTGTTGTGTCTCAACCATTGTCGTCTCCTTTGTTTCGGGCATTTTCTTGCGGGTTACTTGTGGTTGTTTTACGGGTGTCGGAGCATATCCCATGCGAGCGCACAGACTCGCGGGTCTTGACCATTGCCAATGGCCGCAAGTCGGTCCATTTGATGGGCCACCCCATACGCTGTTCGTTCCAGCACGGGTTGATCTTCCCGCCAACTTGTGCCGCCAATGTCGGGGTATGCCTTCTGTATTCGCCAGGACACGCTACCTCTTTTGAGTTGTGTCGTGTCGGAGTCTGCAAGGGTTCCGGCAATAAACATGCGCGCTCTGGTGTGATCTGCGCCGAACCAGCGAGATTCAAGCACTCCCCATCGCGCATTATACCCCAACAGTCCAAGATCCTGGAGGATGGTGACAAGTCCGCGAGTGCGTAAGAGAGGTACGTTTTCGGTCCACGTAAACGTAGGCCGAACCTCTCCGATAATGCGGCGATTCTCTCGCCAAAGTCCACTAGAACGTCCGTCCAGTCCGTCCAAGCGTCCAGAGACATTATTGTTTGAACGTGCTGGGCTAATGTCTGTGCATGGGAACCCTCCGCTGACGACATCGACCTTTCCTCGCCAGGGGTTACCGTCGAAGGTGCAAACGTCGTCCCAGATAGGGAATCTAGGTAGGATTCCGTCAGCCTGCCGTTGCAATAGAACTCTGCGTGGGTAATCTTCGATCTCAACAGCGGCAACGGTTCGCCACCCGTGCAACAAACTTCCGAGGAGTCCACCTCCTGCTCCTGCAAATAGTGCCAACTCATTCACTTCCCTATGCTCTTGGGTAACTTCATTGTCTGTTCCTCTTGCGTGTCTCTTCGATTGCGAGTCTCATGCACTGACCGAGTCCGACGAACGGCGCGTTCTTTTTGAGCGTGCCCTTCTCGCGGAAACTGATCACACCCCCGCACTCCAGGGCGACGATGACGGTCTTGCCGCATACCTGCACGTCCATCTCCCGCTCGATCGTTCTGGTCATCTTGGTTGCCATTGTGTATCTCCTTCGTGGTTGGTTTTGTCTCTTGTGAACCACCATTATACCAAACGGGGTTTTGGGAAATCGCGGATCGGGCCGATATGGGCACGCACCCGACCCGCGTTGCTAACAAACTCGTTCGGAAAAAAATCGCTTGACTCATGTTTTCACTTTTCGCCGCGCAGGGGCACGGGCACCGTAGCGATACCCGTGCCACCCATCTTCGTTACGGTCTCCACCAGATGTGTCCACGAACGTACATCATGTGGATTGCGGTGCAGATGTCGTCGCGCCGATCCCTCTGCTCCCGCGCCAGTCTGGATGCACACAGTACGCGCCGCGCACGCTCGACGGGGCTTGGAATTCCACGACGCTTCTCCCGTGGCATCTCACTCAGTGGCCATGTCCCCGCAGTGCGTCCGACCGTGCTGATCCCTCGCGTATTATGTTTCCCTAGCGTCATCTGCTGTCTCCTCTCAGGGGATGAACCCCGTGTTTTTGTCTGCCTCGCGAACCTCTTTTCGCAACTGCTTCAACTCCGTAATTACGTCGAGTCGCTTCTCCTCGTTTGCGTTTATGCGTTCGTCCAACGTGACGGGGATATGTTGCGCTACGACCTCGACCCCACCGATCACATCGTCTGCGTTTTCAATGGCGACCCGAATGCGCTCCAGCAGTGGTCCCGTGATTCGAGCGGTGCGAATTATTCCGATACGTGCGGTGATCAGTTTACGCATGGGGATCATTCCCCCACGGCACGGGACTGGAGTGAATCTCGCAGAAATGTCGCAGACGCTGGTTCTCTTCGCGCAACTTAGTGATCGTGCGACTCTGGTCCTCGACCAGTTTCTCCAGATCCGCGTTGGTCGCCCTCTCGTCCCAAGCGTTGAATGCCTCCTGCAACCCTTCCTCTCCTCGCGAGGCATCGTCGAGAACCGCTAACAGCGCAGCAGCGTTTTGCGGCGTCAGACTATCTATGATTATCGTTATCATCTCTTTCCGTCTCTCCTTTCGGGTCTTATCCGTTGTCGTTATGCGCGCCGTACTTGTTCAGCGCGTCGATCATTCCGACCTTCGTGCAAGGGCAGTCGAACTTGGTCACGTTCGCGGACCTTTCTGGAGTCTTCTCCCAGTCTCGCGCCAACACCCGCGCTTCCTTCCGCGTCGCCGCATAACGGAACCCCTGGTGTCTGGCGACTACGTCGTCATAACTGACAATCCATATTTCCATCTTCCGTCTCTCCTTCCGGCGCGCCACGGTCCCCCGCAGCGCGCCATTTGTAGTTAGTCCACCGTGATCACGGAGTGGTCTCCGTGCGGCGGGATCTGTGTATCGTTCGTGATGAGCCACAGCACCGGAACCTTAGTTGCTTCGGGCCAGGACATATACCCATCCGTGAGGCACACGATGAACTGCGGCTTCAGTTCCATCGCACGGTCGAAGGCGGGGTGCATGTGCGTGCCACCCCTGCCCTGGAGGTTCCAGTCCTTGATGTCGAACCTGTCGCGACCCTTGAACTCACGCTCATCGGTCACGCGGGTATCGCATTGCAGGACGGTCAGAACACTGCTGCGGAACGACTTGAGGACGCTCTTCAGTTCGCCCAGAACCGCATTGCATTCACCCGCCGACATGCTGCCGCTGGTATCCACAATGAACACTCCACGGTCCAACGAGTACGATCCACGACTCGGAAGCAGCACCCCGTCACGACGTGACGAGTGCAACCTGTTGGGTCGCGTGTACGACACACCCATCTTCACGAACTTCCGTGCGAACCGACGCAGCTTTTGCTGCCACGGGATCTGCGCGGGGGTCAGCATCGTATCGACCAACTCTTCCATCCATCCCTCCAGCTTGCCGCACGCTTTCGCCTGCATGACCGCAGAAGCGATCATCGTTTCCCATTGACGCTCCAGCATCCGATCACTCGCCTCGTCGCCAGTGGATTCGGGATGCGGCGCAACGTCACCCATCGACGACGACGGTGCGGGTTTGGAATTATCCACGGCATCGGGTTCCCCTTCGGAGTCGCCACCCTCACTGCTGCTGGTGCCGTCCTCCTGCTGTTCACCATCGGACCCTTCGCCACTGCCGTCACCATCTCCGTCTGAAGACGGATCAGAATCGCTCTCATCGTCGCTCTCGCTGCTCGAATCTCCAGAGTCACCCGCTGGGGAGTCTTCGTCATTCGAGTCCTCTGAGGGCGACTGGGTCGCGGTCTCGTCGCCTTCCCCGTCCTGGTCACCGTCCTGGTCACCGTCCTGGTCCTCCTCGTCCTGACGCTCCTTGAGCAGGTGCTGGTATGCCTCCGCAGCGAGGTCACGCGGCAGGGACAACTTATCAGCGGTCGTCGCGTCGGCGGGAAACCCCTTCTTGTCGAGGAGCAGTTCGTTGACCGCGCAGTCCGTGGCACTCTGCCAGTTGTCCCACATTCGTTGTGCTCCCTGCTCTCCCGCTTCGAGCATAGCGATAGCGCGCAGCGGTTCCGCACGCAGGTGATGCCCCAGCAGGATGTGGCACGCTTCGTGATCGAGCACACGCTGCAATCCGTCGTCAGTCCTCGTCTCGACGAACTTGGGATTGTAGCGGCACTCCACTCCATTGATGCACATCGTGCCGACGCTCTCGTCCTCAACGATCGCGTGCCGACACATTATTGCCGCGAACACGATGTCATCGCGCATCTGCTTTATGAGCGCACGCGAGACTCGCTCACGCGCAGTATGTGTGTGTCTTGCCATTTGTCAGTCTCCGAATATCGCGCACAGATCACCTTCCAGGTCCGAGCACACTTTCTTCACTTTGCGACGCTCCGCAGCGTCGTCACGAAGCGCAATGGGATCGAACGCGGTCAGCTTCGACCGAGTCTTTTCCAGCATGGCCGCGAGTCGCTTGTCGTCGGTGATGTTGCAATGTGCGAGCGAGTCGCACACGCTCACGATGGACTTCATCATGCCACCGTAGCGCACACCCTTCTGGTCATCCTTCGACACGCGCCTGCACACATCTGCGATCAGATCCAACAACTGCTTGTGTATGTCAGACAGTGCTGCGTTCAGCGAGTCTGCGATCTGCTTTCTCACGCTCTTCTCGACCAGGGACTGCGCGCCAGCACTCAATCCCTCCACGCGCTGATCGGTCAGCGGCACGGGGCTGGAGTGAATCTCGATGCAGAACCTGTCGCGGATCTCGTTCGCAGTCGGGAACGCACGCTCCTGGTACAACCCGTTCAGCCTCTTCTTCGCATCCGCTTTCATCGCAGGCAGACTGACGCAGATGTCTTCGTGTAGTTCCTGTAGTTCACGCTTCGCCTCGCTGATGACCTCGAACAGACCGAGGTACTCGTCAGCACGCACGACGCGCAGTCCACCGTCGCCCCACGGTAGCGTTTTGGAATTCCACAACGACCTGAGTGCGTGTGCCCGTGCGCGCAGCTTCGACAGCACCTCTTTCGGCAGGTGTGCAATCGTCACGCGGGTCGTGCCCTTCTCCGCGCCATGCCGCTCCTCGGTCTCCTTCGAGACGTTCGGTGCGGCGACGCTGCCGTCCCACTGCGAAAAGGTTAGCTGCACGCAGACCAGACTGCGTAGCACCTCGTCCTCGGTCAATTCGGGTTTCGTTTTCTTTGCCATTTTATGTCTCCTTGTTTACGTCTCGGTTTATACGTCAGCGATCAGCAGTCGTTCGGCCTGGATACGGTCTAAGCGCATGGCGCGAAACACCACCTCGCTATGCCCGTCATCCTGTGCCTGCTTCACGGACTCCCGCAATTCAGCGAAAGCTGCCTTGTCCATGTCATGCACGGCACCTGTTTCTGGGTTTGTTATCTTCATCGTCGTATCCCCTCACCTGTTTCTGGGTTTGTTATCTTCATCGTCGTATCCCCTCAGAGCATTATGCCTTTCTGTTCCGGCGCGTTCATCCATGCGAGAACGTGCGGCAATCCGAACACCTCGGCAGAATCCTGCTTGGCGAACGTAAGCCCGAACACGGTGATCTCCGTGTTGAGCCGCAACAGGTACGTCATCAGCGCACCCTGCTGCTCCCGCACCTTGCACCCGTCCACGATCTGCATGGCGAGACCACACTGGATCGACGTTTCGGCAGGCACTGGCGTACCTTCGGGATCGGCGACGATCTCCTCGATCGACGGTGCCTTCTCCTGCAACTCGATCGTGGCGAACAGCTTGACCGCTGCCGCCTTCCCGATGCACCCAGCGATTGCTGGCAGCAGGATGTCATCCGTCTGGAACTTCACAGACCGACTCGCCTGCAAGATCCTGTTCGCCATTGCGAGCGTGCGATCATTGCACACGCTCATTTCCTCGTAGTCCTCATGCCGCTGGATCAGGTCCGACGACAAACGACGGAACGTCCGCACCGCAGTATC